GGTAAATATAGAAAAATTACCTGCCGATGTACGTAGGGTATTTAAACAACTTCAAGTGCTCCATGCAGAAAAAAAGATACAGAACAAAGCTAAGAATGATTTTCTATCTTTTGTAAAATGTATGTGGCCTGATTTTGTGGAGGGCTCTCATCACAGACACATCGCAGATAAATTTAATAAATTAGCAACTGGTGAAATAAAACGGTTGATCATTAACATGCCACCAAGGCATACGAAGTCTGAGTTTGCATCTTATCTTTTACCATCGTGGATGGTGGGCCGTGAACCAAAGCTCAAGATCATACAAACAACTCACAACGCAGAACTAGCAGTAAGATTTGGTAGAAAGTCCAAGAACTTAATCGACTCAGAAGATTATCAAAAAATTTTTAGAACGACACTACAAGAGGATTCAAAAGCTGCAGGACGTTGGGAGACGGCACAAGGCGGCGAATACTTTGCTGCTGGTGTTGGTGGAGCAATCACAGGTCGTGGTGCTGATCTATTAATCATAGACGATCCACACTCTGAACAAGATGCATTATCCAAGACTGCATTAGAGTCTGCATACGAATGGTATACATCAGGTCCTCGTCAAAGACTTCAACCAGGTGGTAAGATCGTGTTGGTTATGACACGTTGGTCTACAAAAGATTTAACAGGTATGTTGATTGCTAATCAAAAAGAAAACAAAGCTGATCAATGGCACGTGGTCGAGTTTCCGGCAATCATGGACCACGGACCAGTGTGGCCAGAGTATTGGAACAAGGACGAGTTAGAGAAAGTCAAAGCAACACTACCCGTTGGTAAATGGAATGCACAGTGGATGCA